CTGAAATGTTAAATAAAATCAAAGGAATTATAGGAGTTGAACTAGCTGAAACACCTATAAAATTGGAAGAAATGGTTCTTGACAATGGAACTGTTTTAGTATCTGAAATTTTCGAAGCTGGACAAGCTATATTTATTAAAGGTGAGGATGATGTTCAAATCGCTTTACCTGTCGGAGAATACAAATTAGAGGACGGAAGAATTTTAAACGTTGAAGTTGAAGGCGAAATTAAAGAAATCGTTGAAGCTAAGGACGAAGTTGTAGTCGAAGATGAACCTGTTGCAGTAGTAGAAGAATTGGCTGAAGAAGCTGATGTTGCTGACTGGCGAGGTATGGAAATTAGAATCAAAAATCTTGAGGATGCAATCGCAAGCCTAAAAGCAAGCAAAGAAAATAAAAATGATGTTGATATGACGGTTACGGACAACGGATCGTTAAAATCGCGTACAGTAAAAGAAGAATTCACAGAAGAAATTAAAGAAGATTCTAAGGAAGAAATTAAAGAAGATTCGAAAGACAATAAAGAGGAGCTTTCTGCTACTCCAATTAAACACAATCCCGAAACTAAAAACAGCCTAAAAAACATGGATGGAATTAGAACCTATCCAGACACTTTACAAAATAGGATTTACAACAAACTAAACAATTAAAAACAAAACAAAAACAAAATGGCATTAAATCTAACAACCAGTTATTCGGGTGAATTCAAAGATAAATATATTCGCGCGATGTTATTAAGTGGTAAAACACTTGAAAACGGAGGAATGACAATATTTCCAAACGTAGCTTATAAAGAAGTAATACAAAAGGCAAATTTAAGCGGTTCACTAATAGTGGATGCTACTTGTGATTATACAGATAGCGGAGATTTAACGCTTACTGAAAGAGTATTAGAAGTAGAAGAATATCAAGTAAATAGGACCGAATGTGTAAAAAATTTCTCACAAACATGGCAGGCAGCTCAAATGCAAGCTTCTGTTAATGATGCTGCTTTACCAGCTACATTTTCTGATTTTATCGTACAATATTATGTTGCTAAGATTGCTGCTCAAATGGAAAATACGATCTGGCAAGGTGCAAACGCTACAAGCGGAGAATTTGACGGAATCACAACTATTTTAGCTGCTAATACTGCTTCTTTAGCTGGTGGTGCTGTTGTAACTGGAACAACTGTTGATGCTGCAAACGTAATTGGCGAAATGGCGAAAGTTTTAGATAATGTTACTTTAAACAGTCCAGCATTATTGGGGCAAGAGGATTTAAGAATTTATGTAAGTTCTTCAATTTTTCAATCTTACATCAGAGCGCTTGGCGGTTTTTCAATAACTAATACTGGTACTGACAACAAAATGACTCAATGGTGGGATGGACAATCTGGACTTACTTACGATGGTGTACAAGTGTTTTTAGCTCCAGGGCTTCCAGCAAATGACATGGTGGCCACTACTATATCTAACCTTTATTATGGTTGTGGAATACTAGAAGATTTATCTGAAATAAGATTAATCGACACAAGCGACAGTTTAGGCGATCAAAATGTCAGATTTGTTGCAAGATGGAAAGCTGGTGTACAAGTTGGTTTACTAGAAGAAGTAACATACTACAGTTAATTAATTAATAATAATGGGGGGTTGTAATACTCCCCTTTTTAAAACTAAAAAATATGAGTTGTGATCTCTCGGCTGGACGTTTAGTTCCATGTAAAGATAATCTTGGATCAATCCAAAATGTTTATTTCTGTGATTTTGATGAGTTAAGTTCATTTACCTTAACAGCTGACGAAGTGACGGATGCTGCGGCTTCTGGTGCTGCTATTAGCCTTTATAAATACGAATTAAAGGGTGCAAATTCTTTAGAAACTAATATTGTATCAAGTCCAGATAATGGAACTACTTTTTTTGAATCTACTTTAAATCTAGTATTACATAAATTAACTAAGGAAGATAACGTACAAGTAAAATTATTAAGTTTTGGCCGACCTAGAATTATTGTACAGGACATGAATAATAACTTTTTCTTAGTTGGGAAAGATCATGGCTGTTCAGTTAGTTCGGGTACTGCTGTAACGGGAGCTGCATTTGGTGATATGGCGGGTTATACACTTGGTATGTCAGCTAGTGAGCCACTTTTACCGAATTTTATTTCTGGAGCAACTGAGGCGAATCCATTTGCTGGTTTAACTACAGTTTCTGGTATTACAACTGTTGTAGTAGGTACAAATAGTTAAAAAAATTTAGTGGGTTCTTTGCTTAGGCATTGGACAGGGGAATGAAGAAGGGCGGTAGATTAATTTTTAACCGCCTTTTTTTTTAAAAATTAAGATGCAGATATTTAAAACATTTGGAACAAGAACTTTAAGCTTTATGCCAAG